GCTAATCAATCTTCAACTCCTCACCCTCATCGAACATCAGCCGCCTGAAAACACCTCGCAATGGTTCAGCTCCGCACCGGTCATTTCCCCGGTGCGTAGTTGACCTGTTGATTTATCACCGTGGCCCGGAATAGATGAGCCAGGCCATGTAGGCGAGGGCAGGGAGGATCATGGCGTCACCTCGCGACGAGCCCACTGCACATACGGGCCGTCTTCGGTGTCGAAAATACCGAGCAAGAACCAGTCATACGCCGGCGGCGTTGCGGGCTCCCATCCGAGACAGTGACAGGCGTCATCATCCCAATAGGGATGGGCGTCCATGTCCGACTCCATGTGCCAGCCGATCACTTTGAGACGCTGGCCATCGAGCCATGCTTTGTAGGCTTCGTGATCTTCGTCGAATTCTGGGATGCCTGGGTGATACCAATACCCGTCCTCATCGCGCACAACATCAACGGGGCCAATCAACTTTTCTTCAGGCATGACTGTTCCTTTGCCGCTGTAGCGGCTGACTTTGAAGGGGGAAAGGGGGGGGGCGAACGACCGGTAATCAGATGTTTTGAATTATCTTGGGATGCTGCACTCCACCGCCTGAGGAGCAGTTGTTCCTCGAGAGCGGTGAGGTCCGCCTAGGACAAATACCATGGCATCTATTGATGACTTCAGGTTTGAATCACACAAGCTTCTATTGGAACTGGATGCCGCCACGATGGGCATGATGCAGCTGGTTTCCTCCAGATGCGTTTCAGGTCCCGACTGGGAAATCGCGACCAAGAGACAACACGATGCCTATGAGTGTTGGGACGCTTTTATAAATGCCAGGGTGGGAACTGGCCTCGAAAATCCAAAGCTTGGCGCGTGAGCGGCGTTATCGCTCGACGCTGCTATAGCGGCTGACTTTGAAGGGGGGGTGGTGTTACTTGAGGGGAGAGGCAGAGATTTTGGAGTAAGTGTCGATATCAGTTGTGGCAAGAAGGCTGCGGCCATCCTTGAATTTTGCGTAGAAGGTTATTTCCCTTTCTTTATCACATAACAACCAGCCCGCAACTAGACCAATCGGCCCTAAAAGCAATGCTCCAGCCAGGCTCCATCGAATAACGCTTCCTTTCCTATTTACGACTTCTTCGGTTGCTGTTTCCAAGGCTTCTAGTTTTGAAATGGATATCGTTAATTCGCGAGAAGGTTTTAATACGGATTTTAGAGTGAACAGTCCAGATTGAAATTCGGCATCACCTGCCAGAAAGTCACCGGATATCACCTTTATACGCGACATGGTTTTCTTCTTTTGATCTGGTTTAGCCCGCTGGTTACTGGGCTCCAAAGACCCCTGTCAGTCAATCGACTTTCGACAAAAGGTGAGGCCGACAGTCACCCCATCGATACCAGGTCATGGGCATTCACAACCGTCATGCCGCCACCTGCTGCTGTTGCTGGCGCAGTGCTTGCTGAACCGCCTCTACAACGCGGCGCAGGTACGTGAATTCGTGGTTTTCTTCGACAGCCTTACCATCGAGCGGGTAATGCCATTCCTCGCCGAACAGCTCGGTCAGCAGCTTGCTGTGATGCCAGCATTCGTTTGAGCTCTCGATGCTGCGCAGAACATCGATGTCGTGCCAAAGCTCCCGGGCTTCACCTTTGCTCAGTTCGCCGAGCTCCCAGTCGTGGCGACCGGTCTGTTGCCGACGGCGCTGGACGATGCACTTCGTGGCCAGTGTATGCAGCGCGTCACCGCTGAATCGCGTGCTACTGATACCGCGATCCAAGCAGTTCAGAACGTAATCCCAGCCGCAATCGGCTACGAACTGCGCGACGGTACGCGGCCCCATGCCGCCCCAGTAGGCGTTCCAACTCTTGTCCCAGCAGTTGATGGTGATCTTGCCCTGGGCGGTCTTGTAGTTCGGGTTGGATTCGGTCGAGCAGTCACGCCGGCCAAAGTCCTCGAGGAACACGGTGATCGGGTCAAGCCGTGGCGCACCGGTGATCACCACTTTCGTCACTGTCGAGCGCTCAACCTTCAGCGGCTCAGCGATTTTGTTTTCTGTGGGCATGGGGCGTCCTTAGTCATTGATCGACTACAGTTGAAAGGTCATTCAAAGGGAGCATTAAAAGATGGAGTGTTTAATCTGCGGAGCCCCATCGATTGAGCTGCTGCTAGTAGGCCATTTTGTGGTAGTTGACTGCGCTGGTTGCGGGTATTACGGCGTCCCAAAACTGCTGGTCGACGAGATGTCGGTGAAAAAACAAAAATTCCACAAAGTGCGCACTCGGGCATATTTGGCGATCCGAGAAGAGAACAAACAGTCCCCGTGGATAACACCGGTTGATATCAATACTCACCAGCTACTGGAGACATCACTCGACTAAGGCATTGCGCGAGTGGAGCGGGCGCTCCGCCGGCTTTCTATGGGCATGGGGCGTCCTATGCCAGGTCATGCCCGGGCGGTGGAGGATGGTGAGGGATCGGCTACAGTTGAGCAATTAACTAAATTAAGGAGAGTGGTATGGAGTGCTTGGTCTGCGGGGTCGATGCTTTTAAAATTGAGTCAGATCTTGATGGGAAAGAACTGAGCTGCCCGGATTGTGGCCACTTCGGTGTTTCGGGGAGTCTGCTTTCAGTTCAGTACGACCGTCGATTCGATGTTACGCAAACGAGGTGGTGGTTTGAGCGCCAGCGGCGTGCTCATCCCCAGCGGATTCCGGTCATCACAAGCGCTTTTGTTTTCTGGGCTGTCTGATCAGGCTGCAAGGCGCTGGTAAAGCTCGATGATGTCGGCGGCGTTAGCCGCGACCAGGGCCTCGGCTTCGTCTGGACAGACGCTGTTGCCTATCAGCCTGACCTGATCTGTTTTATTGATGTCGCGCCATTCTTCGGCGCCGGTGACCGGGTCAACGAATAGCCCGCGATCGATGATGTAATCCTTGTCGAAGCCCTGCGCGGCCTTCAGTTCGGGCGGTTGCAGCATGCGCAGGGTGATGTCCACCAGCACATAGCCACCGACCATCACCATTTCGGCTGGGTCTTTGAAGTGTTCCGGCAGGTATTCGTGCATGAAGGCGGCGCAGCGGCGGGCGCCTTCCATCTGTTCCGGCGTCAGCGTGTCCGGCACCTGCACGACTTCAACCAGCGCAACCCGATCCTTCGTCGGCAGGGTGTGCATCGGCTCGGCCAGCGATATTCCGTCCTTTTCATTGCCGTAGTACTTCACCAGGTAAGCGTTCACCAGCCGCTGATTGGCGCCGGATTGGCAGATGGTCGAAATCGGGTCGTAAGCCGATCGGCCATCGCCTTTATAGAAGCCACCATTTGCCTGCTCGAAGAATGCTGCAACGATGCCGTGTCGCGCGGCACCGGCCAGCACTGTCTGCGTCGGCTCGGCGGGCGAGCTGCCTACCGCGTTCTGGCCGAAAGCTGTCATGTGTGCGGCGGCCATTGCGAAATGGCCACCTTTGACCTGGGCGACCTGCGTGCGCAGCGGCTCCTGCACATCGAAGTTGCGTTGCGCCGAGCCATTGGCGCACTCGGTGAGGAATGGCGCTGCCACTGGTTGCACCAGCGCGTGATGCGTACCGCCAGCGCTGATGGTCGACAGCGCTTCGTCCGTACCGTGGGTGCTGGTGTGCGAATCCGATGTTCCGCGCATTGGGACGATGAAGGGCTTCGCGCTGGTCAGCACATGACGCCAGCAGCCTTTGGCTACGCGGCGCATCGTATTCACTGCCATCGGCCTTTCACGGAAGATCGTGCGGCCGAGGTTGCTCCAGTCGATGCACTCCGCGGCAGTGCGCCAAGGTTGTTGTTTAGCCGTTGGCTTCTTGTGGCATTTGGGTTCTGGCCAGACGATCGCCTTGCCGTCACTTCGCGCTACCAGGTAAAGACGTTTGCGAATAGTTGGGGTGCCGGCGTTGGCCGCAATTCGCTCGCGCCATTCGACGTTGTAGCCGAGGCCGCGCTCAAGCGCTTCAGCAGGCACGAACTCGCCGATGGCCTGCATGATTTCCGGCATGTCCGGGTGATCGGCGGGAAGCCCCGTGCTGATTGCTGCAATGAATGCCTTGAAGGTACGCCCGCGCTCGGCCTTGATCGGCTGGCCCTCGTCGTCGATCGGCCCCCAGTCGCAGAACTCTTCGACGTTCTCCAGGAAGAGCAGTCGCGTCTTGGTGACGAAACACCAGCGAACTACCACCCACGCCAAACCGCGAACGCCTCGGTCACGCGGCGCACCACCCTTCGCCTTGCTGTGATGACGGCAATCAGGGGATGCCCAGATAATCGCCACCGGCTGACCACCGGTTGCTTCCCGTGGATCCACCTCGTACACGTCGGCGACGTAGTGGGCTGTCTGCGGGTGGTTGGCGCGGTGCACGGCCAAGGCGATAGGGTTGTGGTTTACCGCCACATCCGGCTCCCGGTATGCCCTGGCAATGCCGGTGCTGGCGCCGCCGCCACCGGCGAACAGGTCAACCACCAGCTCCTTTTCGAACGGCAGTCCCATGCTTGGCTGTCCATGGATGAACTGGGGTAACTTCTGTTGTGCGGACATAGGGGATCCTCGCCGGCTGGCGTGATTCGTTGAATTGGGTTATTTGTGTTCGGCCCGGCATGGAGCCGGATCAAGGAGATCGAAATGGTGTTAGTGGATAGGCCTTACCCAGTTGTCTATGAGCATCGAGGCGTTAAAGCGAAGATTGATTTCGAATGGGATAGCGACAGTGATTCTGTGCCAACAGGACTTAGAATCGCTGTTGAGATCAAAGAAAGGCAGGTTGAAGCAATCCGTGAAAATGCCAAGTACAACAGCTTCAATGAGGCGTTAGCCCGCGGTAAAGCATTGGCGAGGCTAGACATCGATTTGACTCTTGGGCCTGATCTTTCGGCTTGAAAACAGTACTCAACGCAATAGGTGAGGGTGGGTCAGGCGGCTGGCGCAGAGTCGTGAAAAACGTCCATCTGTGCCGCGCCGTCGAGCCAGGCCGCTGCAATTCGGCGTTCGGCCATGGCGGCATAGTGCGGGTTTAGTTCGCAGAGGACTGACTTCCGGCCTTCCTGCATGGCGACCACCGCCGTGGTACCGGCACCGCCGAACGGGTCCAGCACAATACCGCCCCGCGGGGCCCCGGCCAAAACACATGGCCGGATCAGGTCGGGCGGGAAGGTCGCGAAGTGGGCGCCCTTGAAGCTGTGGGTGGCCACCGTCCAAACGCTGCGCTTGTTCCGCTCGCTGGGCATTACTGCAAGCGCCGAGTCCATCGACTCGTTGTCTTTGATCCTGCCCCGGCAACGTTCTTTGTCGTCCGAGCCATGCCCCCAGCCAACGCCGTTCGACTTCCTAGCCACTGCTTTCATGTTGCCGTTGGTTTTGGCTCCCCCATTGGCACGCTCGCTACCGATCTGCGCGAGAACATCCTGCGACAGTCGGTTGTGGGTGTTCGGGGAGCAGGGTTCAAGGATCGCGCCCTGGTCGAAGTAGTACTTCTGCGACTTGCTCAACAGGAAGATGTATTCGTGGGACTTGGTACACCGGTCACGCACGCTCTCCGGCATTGGGTTCGGTTTGTGCCAGATGATGTCTTGGCGCAGATACCAGCCATCATCCTGAAGCGCGAAGGCCAGACGCCACGGCATGCCCATCATGTCCTTAACCTTAATCCCTTCCGTAAGCGGTACGCGGTCTGGCGAGACGGCAGCTCTATCGCGGCGAAACGAAAGATTGCCGGTGGAGCGCGCTGCGTAGCTGTCCCCCATGTTCACCCAGGCCGTGCCATCGTCGCGGAGTACTCGGCGCACTTCGCGGAACACTTCGACCAGGCGGGCGATGAACTCAGCCGGTGTTTGTTCGAGGCCGATCTGCCCGTCGACGCCGTAATCCCGCAACCCGAAGTAGGGCGGGCTGGTCACACAGCACTGCACTGACTGGTCCGGCAGAGTCCGCATCATGTCGATGCAGTCGCCGACCAGTATCTGGTGGGAAGGGGTCATAAGGGATTTCCAGTCAGGCGCCGCCCTCAGTCCAGAGCACGGCTTTGCGGTGGGCATCAGGCGGCAGCGCGCTTGAGCTGATCGGTGAGCTGGGTTGGCAGTCCGCGCAGCGTCAGCGTGCCGCCGACTTCGTCGAACTCAACCCTGGAACCCAGCAGGTGCTGCTCGAAGCTGATCGACAGGCCATCGATCCGGCCGGTGAAGCGCCGAAATTTGTTCAGGGTCTTTTTGTCCGGCGGAAGCGAAGCAGAAAGGCCGTAGTCTTTGTCGCGGATGAAGTCGGCAAACGCCTTTGGCTTGTCGTCGTCGAGCACTTCGGACAATTCGTCGAGGGTAATCGGCTCGCCGAGCTTGGACTGGGCCATCGCGTAGCTGACCAAGGTGTTGGTCTTCTCGCGGGCTGATTCCTCGCCGAGATCTTCGCTTTCAACGAAGTCGCTGAACGCCTTGAGCAGGGTGCGGGTTTCACCTGGTCCGTCGACACCTTCCTGGCAACCGATGAAGTCGCGGAAGTACTCGCTCGCCCGGCGGCCGTTCTTGCCCTTGATGAATGAGATGTACTGGCGCGACGCGGGGTTGCTTTTCCACTCGCTGAGGTTGATGCGCGCGGCCAAATGGATGTGATCCAGATCCAATCGCCGGATCGGCATCAGTGTCAGGCCGTCGGTCATCAGTACGGCTTCGGTTTCTTGCATCAGCGCAATGACCAAATAGTCGGTCATGCCTTGCAGGTAATGGCAGAAGAGGACGTTGCCACCGATCGACAGGTTGGATTCTTCCATTAGCATTGTCAGATGCTCGACGGCGACATTGCTGAACTCCGTGAAGTCTTCGGTGCCGGCCAGATACTTGCCCAGCCAGCCACTTAAAGGATGGGCACCCGATTCAGCGTGGAAGAAGCCCCAGGCCTTGCCGGTCTTGGCGTTGTAGCTTTCGTTGAGTTGTTGCATCAGGTCATCGCGAGCCTGGCTCTCGGCCAGTTCTGCGCCGCTGCGGTGCAGGATCGCCGGACTACCGTCGGGCTTCTTGTCGATCTTGTGGATGATGCTGTGGAGAACAGGCATTGCGGTTACCTCGGGTAGGCGCCGCCCCCCGTAACCGGATGCGGCAGATGAGCAAGGGGACGGTTCGCACTTCAGATTTGAATGAATCGGTCGATACACGTAGTGAGGGGACAACAACCAAGAGTTCAGATCGATGTCGCGAAAAGTACGTACAGAAAAAGAGCTCGCTGATGCCATAAACGGCGGCGCAGACGAGATTGAGATTGAAGGAAATCTTCAAACAAAGGTCTTTAAGATAAAAGCTAAGGGCAAGGTGGCTTGGGCCGTCGCTTTTGGTGCAATTACCATTGCAGCTGGAGCTACTATTGCGGCTTTCAAAGTAAATGACGCCAAAGCAAAAGCAGCTGCTGCTTCTGGCGCGGTAGCTCTGGGCGCGTTTGCACCAGTACTGCTGGGTCCAGCTGTCGCTGCATCAGCGATTCAGATTGCAGTTTTTGCTGGCCGGGTTGCGGCGCTGAATGATCTGCGCAGCTACCGAATCAAGGAGAACGTCGAAGGTAGGCTGGTACTGGCTAAGAAATAACCGACCCTATAGCCTCGTCCCCCGGATCACGCTTCAGCTCTGCCAGGCTCTCTTCTCGAAACATCCGCGCCACGTTTTCGCTGATCTGCACTTTGTGGCGCGGACTTTCCATTGCTTGGTAGGACAGGGTCGGACCGAGCGCATGGGCGTTAAGGATCAGATTCTGCACCGCCTCGTTGATTTCAGTGATGCCGTTCCACGCCATCAGCTCATCAAGCTTCTGCCGGGTGCCGAGCCTGACGCGGTGTCGAAGTTCCTTCTCGTCGTACTGGCTTCGCTTCTCGGCAGCTTTGGCTGATCGTTCTTGTCCACTCTTGGCCATGGACAATCTCTTCTATGCCACTGGCCGGCATCGCCAGCCAAGTTTGTCGTTTGCGTTGCTGCACGCGGAAGCGTCTCAAGTCAGCTTCCCGCCTTGCGCAAGTTCGATGCTGTATCGCGCGGCGATCTGCTCGACTTGCGGAGTCGTCAGTTTTTCGCCCAGGACGCGCAGCTTGTTCCGCACCTCGATGGGCGTTCGCCGGACGGTACCGAACTCAGTAGCGATGGCGGCGAAGTCGCGAATCATCTTCGCTAGCTCGCCTTCCTTCTTGGTGAACTCTCGGCGCGCATCCTTGCGGCGGGTGATCGCCGAGTTCCACATGCTGATCGGCTTGGGCTGGGTTTCGCTGAGCCCGCACTGGCGAACCTGGCCGCCAGATGCAAGGAAGGCCGCTTTTGCGGCCTCGATGGGTGCTTGGCGTTCGTAGCCAAGCTGAATGAGTGTGTCCATATCAAGGTGCTCGAGAGTTGAGGGTGATGCCGTGGAAGCGGGCAATGCGGCGCAGCGTCATGCGACTGATGCCTACCTGTTCGGCGATGGCGACCTGACTCATGCAGGTCTTGGCCAGCCGGCGGATGCGCGGCACCAGCTTCGCTTCTTCCTTGCGCCGCTCCTCAAGGGTGGCTTCGGTGGTGGTGGCGAACTTGATGCCGTACAGACCGGCGATGTAGTTGATGGTCCGGGTCGACTTGCCCAGGGCCTTTGCTGCGGCGCAGACCCCGGCGTCGATGTAGCCACGAATGGCCTCGACCAGATCAGCGTCAACCGGAGGCACGACTGACAGCACAGGGTCTTGATAGGCTCTGGCTGCATCGGCCACGAACTGCACCTGGCCGCCAGCGGATTCGAACTGGGCAATTGCTTGCTGCAGTTCGGCAGCGTTCATGCGGCCACCTTCACCAGCCTCACGCCGGCCATGCTGAACTTGGAACCCTGATTCGCGACAAGCGCATCGAGCGCTTCCCAGTTGACGGACAGAACCGATAGAGGGGCCTGGCCGTAAGCCACGGCTTTGACCAGCGCCTCAAGATCGAAGACCTCGGCCTGCAAATTCACCGCTGGAGCCGTCACAGGTTTGGATGCTGCCTGATGCACTGCTGGCGCTGCCCTCACTGGTGCGGGTGTCGCTACAGGTGCAGGTTCAACAACAGCCGCGACGGCCAACTTGGCCTTTTCATCGTCGGCGATCCGTTGCAACTCTTCCTCACGGATTCGTATCCGAGTGGCTTCAGCTTTCTCTTCCTCAGCTTTCTTGTGTTCCGAAATCCGAACCTTGATCAGCGCCACAAGGTCGTCGTTCGCTTTCAGCACTAGCTGCTGAACATCGCTGAACAGGAATGCATGGTCAGCGGCGAGTTCAGCCAGACTGGTCAGGTTCAGGCGGATGCAGTCAGCTGCCTGGCTTGCATCGATCTTTGCCCGGGCCAGCTCGGTATCAACAGAATCCTGCAAACTGGCGATGGTGCGCTTGTTTTTCATGGCGCCAGCAAAGTCAGCGGCCACGTTTGGAAGAACCACTTTGCCCAGGGTTTTGTTAATCGCGGCGATGTGATCAATCAGCGCTTGTTCGGCTTTCTGCTTGATGTTGGTCTTCACCAGCAGTTCCTGCGCTTTCACCAACTTGTCGACCTTCAGGCGAGTCTCGCGGGCGTGTGCCGAGACGCGATCCAGCGACGAAAACAGCTCGTCGATGGTCTGAGTTTGCGACAACGCCTGCTTCTTCGCCGCGGCGACGGCCTCTTCAACATCACCGCACCACTTCACAGCCTTCTTGGCGTCCGCGAAGTCCTGATCGGTTTGCAGTGTGGTTTTCACCGAGTCGATGACCGCCAGTGCCGATTGCTCGAACAGCTTGAGGTTGCTCGCGGTGACCATGCCAGTCAGCTCGATGCGCAGCGCTGGTAGTTCGTCAGGTGCTTTGCCGACGACGATCGATGGTGCGCTGGAGACTTCGTGCACCACCAGATCCGCTTCGAACTGTTTCCATCCCTTAACCAGCTGATCCGCGCGGCCGGGAACGGCTCGATATTCCATGCTTACGAAGTTTTCCGAGGTGCCGTCCGAACAAACGAAGATCACTCGTTCGGCACCGCTCACCAGCAGCTGCTGCTCAAGTTGCCAGTAGTAATGTGGGGCAAGTTCTTCGGCTTTCACTTGGGCGACCAGCGATTCGTTCCAGAGCTTGTGCTCGAACAATGTCTCGCCGAGCATCGTCGCGCCGTCCATTGAGGCGAGCAGGTTTCCCAGCGTTCCTACAACCGGATACAGCTCTTCGCCAATTTTCGTCTCGACCAGTGGTCGGGCCGCCGCTTCAGTGGCGTGGCCCTTGTCAAAAATGAACTGCTGAGACGGCGTGACGTCCGGCGCAATGCCGGTCTTTTTCAGGGTCAACAGATCGGTGCGGGTTTGGTACTTCGAGGCGCCCATCATGGCGGGGGCTTCGGAGGCGGTGAAGTGCTGAGCGCGCAGGGCGTGCCACTCGGCGGAGCCTTGAGCTACGTTATGGATTTTCATGCGGATTCTCCGTCGAGGGGTGTCATTCGATTGATTCGGTCGATCTGCGCTTCGCTGAGCGTGTATCGGGATTGAAGAAACGCGATCAGCGTCTCGGGGTTGGTCTTTCCTTGGTCTATCCCGGCCTGCCAAGTCGGAAGCATCGTTTCGAACTTCTCGTCCGAATAATCAGGATTGGCTTCGGCCTGTTTAACCGCGGATGGCTGCGGCGTTACATCGCGCGCCGTGTCATCGAAGGTCTTGCCTTCCATTTCGTCGGCAGTAGGAGCCGACCCGACCTCGGGGAATGCTTTGCGCAGGGCCTGGGCCTCGGCGCACTTGGCGAGCTGAGCAAAGGCGCGGCGCTTCCACATGGCATTTGGAGCAGCACTGTCCTTGCTGGCGGTGGCGTAGTTTTCGAGCCAGCGCTCATTGGCGGTGAACTCGGCGACAAGCCCGTTGGACATCTGCCGCTTTACGGTTACCCGACACCACTCCGGGTAGGTGACGTCAACGCCAGATAGCTTCGCGGTGATCGGCGGGCCATATTCGGGATCGCTTATGCCTGCGTATTGCCCGGTGCGTGCCGCTTGGATGCGGTAGAGGCCGATCCCAGGCATGACCGTGTCCTGCATCTTTTTCGCTTTCGAGTTCCAGATTGGAACGATGTGCACCGGCTTCAGCATCGGATCGAGATGCGCGGCTTGGCAGTACGCCAACACCATTACGACGGAGTTGCGTTCTGCGCCTGGGTACAAGCTTCCGCTCAGCACCTCGACGAGCGCGTCTTCAGACAGCGCCGGCAAGTTGTCTGCTTGCTTCATTACTGCGGACATGAGGAATCCTTGCCGCGATGCACGCAGCGTTTGAAGGTGTGGGTTATTGGGTTGCGCGATCAGCGGGGGCGCCGAGCAACATCAGGAAGGCGAAGAGGGTGAGGACCGGAAGAGAGCCGCGCCAGATCAGCAGGCGTCGGTTGCGCTGGCGGGAGGTCAAGGCCGAACCCTCACCGCTATCCGTCCACCTTTCATGGTTGCCGCCAGGCGCTTCGGCAAGCTGGCGACCAGAGCCTCGCGGGACTTGCCGATCACTTCGTTGAACGGGAGGCCGAATCCGAGCAGGACCAACTTCGATTCGATCTCATCGAGCTGCTCATCGATCAGCGTTTTAACCGGTGCAGTACTCATGGGGTGGTCCTCTTCAGGAAGTCATTGCGCTCGCAGAACTTCGCGTCAAGCGCATCACGGAAACGGTTTGCCGTGGCGCGATCGATAAGCTCGGCGACTTCGGCCAACTCGATCATGCCCATCACAAACGTTCGGTCCGGCACCGGGCTGAAAGAGCGCGAAAGTCTCGCGATCTCGAACTGAATTCCGGCTATAGCTTTCTGAGTGCTCACAGCTCGTTGTCCTCGGACTGAGCGATCAGAGCTTCATCGGCCAGTGGCTCAAGCAGCGCCTCGGCGATTTCGCCAAGCTTGCCCAGTGGGTGATCGCTGGGGCCCAGCAGTTCGGCTGTAGCGGTCTTGTCGGCCTGTCCTCGCTCGGCGGTGATGATCAGCCAGCCAAGCGCAGAGGTCTGAACTTTGCAATCAGCAAGGCGGTTGTTGACGTACTCATCAACCGCCAGGGCGAATTGATCGGCGGTCACGCCATGTGGCTTGCGCATGCGGCGCTGGATGGTCACGCCAGAGCCTCGCAGTAGGTCTTCGGCGGCGTTGTAGAGCCATTCAGAGCGGGCTGTATTCGGCGGGCTATCGCTCACTGGAAGCGGCTTGCGGTGGTGGTGTTTAAGCTGCGAACTATGCGGGGTGTTCATGATCGCCTCCAGATGGGCGAGGTGGAGTAGGGCGAGGGCCGCCCGCATCCTTTTTAAACATATTGACCGCAGCTAATGCGGCGGGATCCTTCGGCCATGCGGGCCTTTCGTCAACAAAACCCGGCTGCACTCATCCGGTCCGCTGGTTGCCGTTGGGCGCGGAGGGGAATGCATGCGGGTGGTGTCGGGGAGGGGAGCCAAGGCCCGCGACTGGCGACGGCCTTGGTTTGCTTCATCAAGTTGTCTGTGTTCGCTGGGGTGGCCTACCGGAATCCCGGCCGATGCGCGGTGACATCGACGGCCTACTGTCCGCTGCCTGTATAGGTGTTGGGTGCAGCCTTCAGGCTTGCTGCGCCACGCGGGGGAAGCGTTGGTCTACTTCATGGCGCATCCTCCGTGACGTGGGCAACTCCCGAGCATTCCTCGGTAGTTGGTTGTGATGCAGGTGGGCGGTTATAGGCCGCAGTTTCGTCCGCATCCCAAAGCCCACTCATCGAATGGGCAGAGGTGATGCTTTCAGCAATTACGAGCAGTCACCGCAGCCTTTGCGTCAACCTCCTCATCGAATGAGCAGAGTTGAGGTGCTTGCTGATATAGGTTCAGCAGTCGTTCGCCTTCATCTGTCGACCAGGTCGAATTGGCCAAGGCTATTTCAGCTTCGGTCGCGTAGCTCTCTATAGCCGCCTCAATTACAGCGGTTAGTGACCGTCGCTGACTTCGGCTCATCACATCCATCAAGTGCCGCATTCTTGGGCTAACCCGGGTTGTGATGGACGCTGTCTTGGTCGTTCTGCCGACTTTCTTAGCCATTATTTTCTCCGAGTGATTTCCCACCTGGCCCTGTCGCCAAGGCCAGTCAGTGAAATCAGATCACCGCTGTCATGGTTTTGGAGCCGTCACCATGTTCGGTGGTGAACATCATCGGTGCGGGTCGGCCGCCGCGACGGATGAGGGTATTAGCTTGGGCAAATACTGGGTTTGGCTCGTCGTTGCCATCGGGCAGTAAAGTGCTGCATACCAAGCTGGAGCAGTCTTCGCCATTCGGGCCTTGGCCATCATGTGCAATGTCGAAGCTCGCCATCATTGCGATACCCTGGTCCTTGCAGATGCCGATGATCTGCTGCATGAGCGGGCTGATTTGGTCGTCGTAAACCTGTTCTTTGTTCATGGTCATGGTCATGGTCATGGTCATGGTCATGGCCTCGGTTGTTTTCCCAATGCACCCGTCGCCAGGTGCATCAGTGAAACTTTCCGGCGTGACCCGCTACTGGCGTCGATCACTGGCCTATCTCAAATTGTTCTTCCAGCCGCGGGCCCTTCGGCTTGTTCTCCCGCTGGATAACTGTTCTTGGCGTTTTACGCTGCACGCCCGGGTCAGTTGCCAACCCTCTGAACCGTTGAGGCCGGTTCATCGCTGCCTTTGAATCTGGGCCGGTGGTGATCCGGCAAGGTGAAGTGGTGGAGCTAAAGAGCGGCGGATCTCTCGACCCTTCGCAGCTGGCCCCTGATTGGGTGCCGGTTGCGATGGAGTAAAAGTAGCACTGCTACTAAAACATGTAAATAGCACTGCTAATATATTTTCTCGCGGACGTAAAAAAGCCCGCACTTGGCGGGCTCTGGCGTGAGTTGGCTATTTAGGTGGTAGGCTCAATTAGGCGCAAATCTCCCTGCAGCTCACATATAGATCTCAGGCTTTGTTGGGCGCTGGCGGCTTCAGATTCAGATTGAAAAGGACCAGCAACTACGAGTTTTGGATTGCCTTTTGTTAGAGGTAAACCAAGCCTCCTCACGGAGCTTGTTGTTTCTGAATACGCCCAGGGCTCGCACTCAATTTGAACAGTCCAACCATGCTCAAGCGGTGTAAGTCCGTTACGGGAAGGTTGCACATCAGCGCCACAGTGTTTGCACTTGATCGCCGCATTTTTGATTGACTCTGCGCACAGAGGGCAGGGGCGCGAGTCAATTTCAACTGCTGGAGATGTTGCGGACTTTCCAGTAAGCAGAACCATCAGCAGGCCGGCCAAGGCGATGATGCCGCCGAGAATGGTATGGATCTGCCGGTCAGCCATGAGCCCTAGGTTGTTCACTCGGCCGCCTGAACCTGAGGGCACGGAGACATCCATGTTTAGTGCGAATACAGCCCAGCACACCCCGACAAACAATATGACCTTGCCCAACCCTTTCATTGGATCCCTCCTGTAATTGAGCCGGAACTCTACCATTCGTGGCGCACGGCCACCATTGGCCGGACTGATCGACAGCAACAATTGGCGTGAACTGGCGGGGGAGGCAACTGACTTCTATGCGAAAACTATCGAAGGCGTGGGAGGGGACTTAAGCTTGCCTAACTGACTATAAGCGGCGCTGGAAAGATTTCAGAATCATTAGTGTTGCGTTGCTAATTTTTAAGGCATGAACTGCATCAAGAGGTTGCCAGATGCAGTCACAGATTTCATTTTGCGGGCGTGCTTCTTCCAAATTTAGGACGGAAGCCTCGAACACATGATGCTGCGCCCCATCACCTGACCAAACCATTAAGTAGAGCAGGGTGTCGACGACTAGGCCGGTTTCTTCGTTGAGCTCCCGAATCGCTGCTTCAGCATTTGTTTCGTCGCGCTTCAATTTTCCACCAGGAAGCGTCCAGGGTCTTTTAGGCTTCCGCACCAAGAGCACGTGGCGATTTTGTTCGCAGACGACCGTCGCTCTGATTTTCATGTGTCCACCCGCTTACCGATCAGACAGTAATTGGTAGACCTCGCAGCATTGAAAGCAGTTCGATCTGAACGATGACGCCGCTCAATCCCTAACGCTGCCTAGCCCGCTGGTTTATGCCGTACTACTCACCTATTGAACCCAGATCACTAGCGATCATTCATCAGCTCGGCGATACCGCGAGTGATGAACTCCAAATTATCGTCAAGCTTCGTTAGAGAATGGCGGATTGCCATTGCATCCTCGGCAGGACCATGCAATTGCTCTATCCAAAAGGAGAGACCTTCAATTGCTTCAGCAATAGCGAGCTGGTTTTCGTTGAGCTTGTAGATCAGGGAAGGGATGAGATCGTGGGTCGGCATGGCAGGTCCTCTTTGCTGTAAGGAAAGCGTAGCAGGCAGAAAAAAGCCCGCATGGGCGGGCCAATGCCGAGAGAAAGGAGAGTAAGACCCGGCAGGCTCAGTGTAGGTGGTGTCTGCGGAGGCGCAAGACAGAAGAGAAAAGCCCGGCAAGTGATAAGCTTTGATCGTGTGCTCAGTGAGTTGCTCGATGAGTCCCGCAGCTATAGGGAGAATCAATACAGGGGTTTTATGAAAGATGATTTGAGGAGGCAGGCGCTGGCCAACTGGCGAAAGCTGTTCTCTATGCCTGAAAGCCTCATAAGCGCTGAGGCTCGTTACGAAAAGCTGTTGATGGCGGCGGACCACATGGAGCGCGCTGAACTCATCAGTAGCGACGAGTGGCGCAAGCTGGTTCAGCTAGCGGGAGCATCTTTTGCGAGCACCGCAGAGTGTATGGGCGGCACTGGCCAGTAACGAAAAAGCCCGCGCATGGCGGGCTCTCCGTATGGGGTCAAATCCTTTTGTCCGTTTAATCTGCGTTCCGTTCTGTGAGCACTTCGTGAAAAGCATGTCGCAGATACGAGAGGCCGTATGTCGTATGCAGTGAAACCCTTGAAGGATGGCAGCCTCTACCGAAACACACCCCGGAGAATCCGACCATGTATGACGACGCGAAGGTGAAGGCGTTTTCTGCCTGGCATGAATTACTGATGAACCCCGAAGCTCAGATGGATGCGCGGGATCAGTATGACGAACTGCTTCGGCTCGCTGACTATTTTCGAGAGAAAGGAATTATTGGCCCGGAAGAGCGCAAGACCTTAATACAGGTGGCGACAGTTGCGTACGCGCGTGCCGTTGAAGGCGTGGGTGACGGCGCTTAGACTCGATAGAGGTTGAGGCGTACCAGCCTCAGAAAATTACCGGTACGCACAACGCGAAGAAGGCTTGGTGTCTGGCGTGGAGCCGGACGAGAGGCGTCAGGTCGGGCGGAGTTTTACCTATAATTATTAGCTCACTGACCCGCCCAATAGATATCAATTGGTGAAGGAGGTTCGGATGCTTTCACGTCTAGAGCTGCGACACATCATTGAAAACGCATTCCTGCCGAAGGCTTGTAGCTGCTCCATAACCCCGCGCGGATCCATGACTATTCAATTATTCAACCCCAATACACGCGAGGAAGAGCTGGTAGTAACGGGAATTGATCCGGCGACACTTGTCAGCAGTCGCGCAATCGCGGCGCTGGTGGGCGAGATCAAGGAGGAAGCCCGGATGAAACCTTCCGCTCCCGAAAGAATCAGCCAGCACGCGTGATGACGGAACAAAAGAGCCCGCACGGGGCGGGCTCTCTGTAGGGATCAGCTAGCGGTGTACTGAGCATTGCTCCAATGAATGTTCAGCGCGTGGGCTGAGCCGTTCCCGATATCAACAGAGCTGCTCCGCTTTTCCCCGTGACGCGTGGTGACCACCGTATATTTGCCGGCGGGGAGCTGCACATAGACCAGTGGGCCGGCCTGATTCAGAGTAAAAATAGGGTGCCCTTGTGAGTTCTGAACGACCACATCTTCATTGGGCAGGTATTCATTTTTCGAACCGACGGAGAAACTCATGTGCAGGTTGTACCCCGAGGACTGTTGAATGAACCGCGCCTCATCCAGACCAATGCCTCCTGACATGTAACTGATTCCATTCTGCTGTTCTTGGTGAATCTGCACGCCCGCAGGGTCAACAGGCCCCGGTGTCGTGGAATGAGCCGCAGCCGGAAACATCAACACACTAACAGTAGCGATGGATAACGTGAATGCATGGGCGTATTTCATAATGGCGACTCCTGGGCTCCTCAGAGCCCGTTCATCCCCTTAAATTGTGATTTCCGGACGCCGGTCAAGTTTTAGATTGATTCGAACTTGGATCCACTGCGAAACGGACTACCCCCCCGATCTTGGTAACTCGCAAGATAGAATTTGTTTCCTTTTGCGAAACGCACAAAAAATGGCCCGCTCACTGGCGGGATCAGGCGTTTGAGGAAGGTGTCAGGCGGGGTAGGGCAGAAACGAAAAAGCCCGCACGGGGCGGGCTGCTTTTTCTCACATGGGGCGCTGATCCATCAGCTAATTCCAGCTTAGCCCGCGCCTTCAGGGTTGCAAGTCGGAAACGAAAAGCCCGGCGCTGGACCGGGCTTATGAGTCGGCTGATTAGGAAGCACTAGCCGCCAACAGAGCAACCGCTGCCGCTCAACTTACAACCCTCCCTCTCAGCTTGAGAGTCACTACGTCCATAATGAGCGCGGGCATATTTTATGTGTTACAGCCACGGAGCTAATTAATTATAATTTCGAATGTTTTGCTAAACTCATGACCGTTAATAGTCATGCTCAGATTGTGGGTGCCTGTGCTGTTAAACTTTATATTCACAAACTTTCCCGCAACAACCAAAAGTTTTGTTTTTTGATCTTTTGGAATTGGAACGACTCCCTCGGTGAGAAGTTCGCCGCTTGGGCTTGTTACTTTTATTTCGACCTTCTCTGAATCAGAAAGCCCTTCAAATTCACCGTAAGCCGACAGAGTATGTATCGCATGATCCTGTCCGGGGACCAGATCAAGCGAGATAGGTTGATGCGTAATCCCCATAACTGAGAACCGTTCGTTTAATTCTGCTCTGATATCTTCTGCAATCAGTAGCGTGTAGTTCGGTAGTTTTTTTTTCATGTTGGCCTGCCGCCACAAAATTCGAAATTAATAGCGTTTGAACTGATCCGGTGATTTGCAGGCTGCTCCACCACTGTAGGAAGAAACGCAGTCTGGGCGGCCACTACAACCTCTTTGAAAAAAGAGAATAATGGACCGTCAGCAGGTTTATGCGGAATAGTGGAAGGAATATAAATTTCTGTTTGAACAGATGCGAGTGCTCGACGCTGCTCGTCAGCCTTCATCAATGTTTCAATTAGTGCTGGCTTTAAATCAAGAACTCTAAGCATGTTATCAACGGCAATTGATTGTCTAACTATGCCGGATTCATATTTGGAGAAGGCATTTCCTCCGCCACCAATAATAGTAGATGCCATTCTTTGTGACATCTTTAGTTTTTTTCTTATTCTAAAAACTTCATGAGTTGAAAGGAGGCCGTCAACCGCACGCTGAAAATTTATGCTTAGTAGTTTGTTGTGCTTGGTTTGTGCATGTGTCGCAACAGATGATCCGCAAACATTGCATCTAGAAGACTCAAATGCATCAGCTTTGCACGTCACATTTTTATAGTTTATTTCTCTTGAGAAATAATAACTATGCAGGTGCCCTTCACAGCATACTGGGCAAATCTCTAAGTTGTTCATAATTTATCTCTATGAACTGAAAAAAATAGTATCATCGAACCTAGTTTGTTTATTGAGAACTTCAAATAATAACTACATTGACGAACATCTCTTTCTGAGGGAAGCTTCTCAGCTTTCCGAATTCGGTACGAATCTGCTTCGAACCATGGGCTAGCCGGTGAAAATTTACACCACTCGGACCCGTTGTAATGCCTGTCTCGAAGAGACATAACCAGATCCGCCAAGTCTTGCTCATCCATGCAATAGTCAATCATTTCTCCTGATCCATCCTCTGTAGCGACGTGAATGCCTTTGTATCCTTTCTCTCGGATTAGGGCATGCACGGTCGCCAATACGTGGCATGGTCCATCAGCAATTTTTCGCTCTGCATCGGTCGGATGCGGCCTGGATGGTGGCAGGCGTTTGTTAGTATTAACCATAATGGGTACAAACGCTAGACATCGCCAACATCTTCCTTGTTCCCTTTTCCATCGTAAACCGCCCTAATTTCCCCGGCCTGTCTCGTGGTTATCGATGATTTATGTAAAATAGAAATTGTATGATGGCGCGATGACATCTGTCGACTAGAACTCAGGTACGGTAGTTTGATTGCGACGGTGGCGCGCCAAAGAAACGAGTCGTCAAGCTGCATTCGCACCAGATCAGTGCGAGCTCATTGTCCGCCCAAGCACGTACCCACATTCATTTATTCAGCCTTGCCCCGCACAATCCTTCCCGCCTTCACCTCATCAGCGTAAGCAGTCAGCCGATCCTCATCGGCGTGGAACACGGCGCACATCCTCAGTACCGCCTGGGCATCTGCTTCGTTCCCGGCCAGGCTCAGCCGTTCGGCGACTCGCAACAGCTCCACCGCCGACCACTTCAGATCGGAGGCGACACCCTGGAGGTCGCGCTTCAGGTCTTGCTCGGGCTTGTTGAGTCCCATCATCACTCCTTGGAATTCACAGCTACACCAATTCCTTTAGCCGGCTATAGCAATTCTCAGCGCTACCGCAGCCTCAAGCAGCTTATTCGCCTGGTTCGAGACGGCCGTCGCCAGGACATCATTTCCGTCGTCTTTCAGCATTGTTGCCAAATCGAGCAGCTTCCCAATCTCGATCTCAACGACGCGAACGGATTCGGTTATCTGGTATTGAAGTGAGTGCGCCATGCCGTCTGCCCTCGTTCCAGATCGGATGGGATTCCCGTGCGCCGGGTGATCCGCCGTACCTCTAATGGTTGTCGCGACAACTGTTAACCGGGTTAACCCTAAGCTTGGCGCGCCTACAGATAGCCGTCACGCCAGGTCAGCCTCGACGAGGCGCTCGCCGAACAGTTGACCACCAAAAAACACGACCAAGAATTCTGATTTCGGCCATTTGCTCCGGCGTGAATATCTCGTCAGGATATTCCTCGTGATTCTCGCTGCGAGCCCTGACGCTGCCGCCTAGCATCTTGTAGAGATACTTGGTCCGAAGCATGCCTTCATGGTCAAAGGCATAGATCTCACCATCAATAATGTCTGTTTGGCCGCGATCTACGCCGACAGCTGCGCCGTCCAGAATCATTCGCTCCATGCTCCTTCCGTGAACCCTCGCGCACATGGCGTCATTGATGCTTACGCCAGCCTCACGGAGTGTGGCCTTGGAGAAGCGCAGCTTCCTTCCTGGAACCTCAACGACGTGTGTCATGCCGCTTCCGGCAGCCAGTTGAACCTCGGCAAAATACGGAACCTCTACTTCATCGTCATCGAGCGGCGTGTCCTCATCCCAAATGCTCATGGGCACGAGTTCTGCGACTCTTCGTGGCTCTATGTCGCTCGGCGCAGAATTGATACTCACCATAGAAAGAAGGCGAGTGCTGACTTGCTCGGGACTGAAGTCAAGAGCCTTTGCCAGCCTCAGTAGTGCTTCAAGGTTCAGTGGCACCTTTCCAGTAGCGTACTGGCTGAAAGCGCTTTGACCTGACCACCCACATGCCTCGGCCACATCTGCCTGAGTGAGACTCGCTCCGGAAGACTTAGCTGCTGCTTTTCTTTCTTCGTAAATAGCTTTGAGTCTGACGCTCTCAGCTAATTCTTCGGGTGTTAAAGGGCGTCGTTTTTTCATACCTACAAGAGTATTAGCAGCGCTGCTTAAATCACAAATAGCGCTGCTAGTAATTTGTTGCTCATAAAAAGTAGCGCTGCTACTATCCATGGCAGATACCGAACCGTGGAAATTCCATGAAAAAGATTCCTTTGAATGAATATCTCGATAAACACGGCACCCAAGCCGTGCTGGCTGCAGCTCTCGGGGTAAATCAGAGCGCGATTTCCCAGATGGTTAGGTCTGGAAGAAACATCGAAATCTCGCTTCTTGATGACGGTCGCGTCGAGGCAAATGAAATCCGCCCGATTCCAGCGCGCCCCCGAAATACAAGTCACGCCGCCTAACCCTACCTCCCGTAACAAGACCGAAAGCGGAAGTGAACCCATGGCCTACGGAAACAAGTCGCATCGCAACACCCACCAGCTGAAGTCGCGCCTCAATGACGACGCTTACGCCGCCCTCCAAGTGGAAGCGCTGAAACGTGAGATTCAGCCGGGCGCCTTGGTTCGCGACCTCACGTTGGCGGCTCTGCGGTTCAAGGAGGATTACGGGTACTTCCCGTTGGTCGATGACGGCGAGTCGGACGAGTTGGACGGCTTTCCAGTGCTGGGCGAGCTGGCCCGCGAATTGAAAATTCAGCCTGGCGCGCTAGTTCGCGACCTCATCCGAGCAGCCCTGAAAGCCAAGCGAGAGCAGGACACGATTTCCCAGGTTAACGACAAGAAACTTAGCGCCTGAGTAGGCCATGGAGGAGGCACCAATGTCTGCAATACCCGAAGTAGGGCAGTACACGCAGGACGAGAAGGACGAGCTTGAGCGCTGGGCAGATGAGGTTGGTATCGGCATGGATCAACTCGCTGACCGGATTCTGCAAATGACAGAGCTGGCGGTCGAGCGGCGCAGCGCTGCTCGCGTCGCAACGGATAAAACAAACTTGCGAAGACGCCTTGCTGATCACTGCGCACAAGAGGCGCGGACAGGAAACGTGGTTTCAATTTTCCCCGTGAGGTAACGGTCTGGCCCCTTATTAGGGGCCAGCTCAGCAACGATTGGGTCAAGCGGGGCCGGCACCTAATAAGGGGCCAAGAAGAAAAGAAGGTCATGGATACGTCCCTGATCAGTTGATGAGCGAATGATCGCGGATCAGGTGGCATCGGGCCACGTAACAATTTCAGAGGTGTGACATGCAGGAGTTGATGAAGGCGATTTACGAAGTGGTCGATGACCACGGCACCAGGAAGATTGCTGAGGGTGCCGATTTTAAGTCCCGGACTCTGCTCTCGCAGAAGGCCAACCCTGATTACGACACCCACCGCATGAACGTGGAAGAGCTGCACCGGATCATGAAGTTCACCCAAGACTTCCGGCCGCTGAAAGCCTGGGCCGAGTCCTTCGGCTTTGACCTGATTCCGAAAGAAAAGCCGGAAGGCATCGACCTGAACACCGCGCTGCTTCGCCTGCACGCCGATTTGGCAGACGTGACCCGTCTCGCGTTCGACGCCCAGGCTGATGGCCGTGTTTGCTCGCGCGAAAAGTCGGACCTGCTCAAAGAGGCTGAGGAAGTAATCGTCAGCCTCGAAGTTTTCAAGCAGTCGGTGAAGGCCGCCTGAATTTCAGACACAAAAAAGCCGGGATTGCGCCCCGGCTAATTCATTACTACTTGATGAGGTCGATTATGCAGAGCCAACCCAATTCAAGCAATACCCCGAACCATGTCGCGACACGTTTTGTTAATTCCGAAAACGTGTCGCGCCTCAAATCTCGTTCTCAGGGAGTCAAGCAATGACCCCCGACAACATCATCCAGCTGAACAGCAGCAGGGGATTCACCCGTATGGACAACAGCCTGATGGAGGCTTTGGCTACGGTTGACCTGCCAGCGCGCGAACTGCGCGTTCTCATGGCCATTGCACGGCAGACCATCGGCTATCAACTCGAAACCAAGCGCCTGACCGCCGACGATATCGGCAAGCAGACCAACATGCGCCGAGACGTCACGTCGAAAGCGATCAGTCATCTCCTTGAGCGTCGAATCATTTTTCGTGTAGGGGGGAGCCGAGGTGATATCGGGATTTCCCCTATTCGCGAGTGGTCCTTCTATGAGGAAAAACCTGTAAATCTCACTGAGACCAAATCGTCTCACTCAGCCCAAATCGTCTCACTGAGACCTGATGCGAGTGAGACCAAAACGGCAACTTGCCTTCTTTATACAAAGAAAGAACCCCTATTAACTCTTCCTTCGGAAGAGATTAATCCGCCCCAAGAGCAACCGGAACAACCGAAGCCTGATCGCAAGGCTCCGTTCGGCATGACCCAGCTGCTGGCCGACAACCCGCACAACGTCCCTGAGCAACTGCTGGCCGATTGGCTGACCCAGCGCAAGGCCAAGCGCGCCGCCGTAACCGCCACTGTCTGGTCGACCGTCAACGCTGAACTGGTCAAGTGCGCCGATGCTGGAATCTCGGCATCCGACGCAATCACCGAAGCCCTGACTTCTGGGTGGCAGGGATTCAAGGCGTCCTGGGTGATCAAGCGCATGGCTGAGTCGGCCCCGGCACCGGCCGCTCAGTCCCGTCACACTGGCTTCGCTGACCGCAACTACACCGACGGACTGATTCAGCGGGAGGACGGTAGCTATGCATTCTGAGCCAGTACAAACGACCCCTGAGTTTCCGCCTGGAACTCGCATCCAGCCCGCCGATTGCGAAACCCACGGTGAGTTCGAGCAGAAGATTTTCTCGGTCATCGGCCGCGAGCTGAAGACCGGCTGCCCTGAGTGCTCCCGAATCGCCCAGGAAGCGACGGAAGAATCTGAGCGCCAGAGCAAGGCGCTGATGCTCCGCATGGCCATGGAGCGCAAGCTTGGTTCGGCGCTGATCCCGAAGCGCTTCGCCCGCAAAACCTTCGAAGGCTACGTGGCCACCACCGCAGAGCAGCAGAAAGCGCTGAACACCTGCCGCCGGTACGCCGCCGAGTTCTCTCAGATCGCCGAGTCGGGCCGCTGCCTATTGCTGCTGGGCAAGCCTGGCACTGGCAAGACGCACCTGTCCGTGGCGATCGCGAACGAGATCATGGCCCGCTCGAGCGCCACCGCCGTGTACCGCACTGTCGGCTCGGTCCTGCAATCCATTCGCGCCAGCTACGACCGGACCAGCGAGCAGAGTGAAAGCCAGATCCTATCGAGCCTCATCAGCCCGTCGCTGCTCATCCTCGATGAGATCGGCGTCAGCAAGGAAAAGCCCAGCGACTTCGAGCTGACCACGCTGTTCGCAATCATCAACGGCCGTTACGAGGAGCAGCGCCCGACGGTGATCGTTTCGAACTTGGACGCCAAGGCACTGCCGGCAGCCATCGGCGAGCGGTGTGCAGATCGTCTGCGGGAGGGCGGGGTGATCGTCATTCCGTTCGAGTGGGAATCTCAGCGCGGCAAGGAGGGTTTCTGATGATTCCTAAATCCGCAAACACACTGGCCTGTACCTTTGCCGGCTTTGCCATCGGCGTGTTCTGCGTCCTGATCACAATGGCGGTGACGGCATGAGCGACAAAATCAGCGTTAACAGCCAGGCCAAGCTCTCCGAGGCCATCACCTGCCTGACCACCATGTACCGCGACAAGAAGTTCGTCGTTGTCTCCCTTCGCCCGGGCAAGGACCGCACGCTCGACCAGAACGCCCTGTGGTTCGGAATGTACAAGCGCATCGCTGAGATGACTCAGATCGGCGACGCGGCCGATGCGCGCCGTTACTGCAAATTGCACTTCGGCGTGCAGATCCTCCTGAACGAGGACTCAGGGTTCCAAGCTGCGTGGTACCGGGTCATGCGCCATCTGCCCTACGAGGAGAAGCTGGCCATGATGGGTGAATGCAAGCTGTTCGGCCCTGACGGCTTTCCGGTTACCAGCCTTTTCAATCGCGCCCAGGGCGTCCAGTACACCGACCGCATCGCCACGTTCTTCACTGGCCAGGGTGTGGTCTTCACCGATTTGCTCAGCAAGGAGGCTGCATGATCGCCAAACAACCCAAGCCGAAGAAGTGCAAGAACCCGGCGTGCGGCGTCAGCTTCCCGCCGCAGCGCCTGGGTCAGGCCGTGTGCAGCCCAAAGTGCGGCCTGGCCATCAAGGATGTGAACCGGGAGAGGGCGCGCAAGTCGCTGGCCCAGATCGAGCGCAAAGAGATCAAGGTCCGCAAAGAGAAGCTGAAGAGCCGGGCGGATCACCTCAAGGACACGCAGGTCGCTTTCAATGCCTGGGTCCGCGAACGGGACGCCGAGTTGCCGTGCATCAGTTGCGGCCGGCACCACCAGGGCAAGTACGACGCAGGGCACTACCGGACGGTTGGGAGCAATCCGGCGCTGCGCTTCGAGCCCCTGAACTGTCACCGGCAATGCTCGCCATGCAACACCCAGCTGTCCGGGAACATCGTGAATTATCGCATCGCGCTGGTGACGCGGATCGGCGCCGAGGCGGTCGACTGGCTGGAAGGTCCGCATGAGCCGAAGAAGTACACCATCGAAGAGCTGAAGGCGATGACCGTCGACTACCGGGCAAAAACAAGAGAGCTGAAGGGGAGAGCAGCATGACCTATCGTAACGTGGTATCCGCAGTTGTTCGGGCGCTCGCCGTCGAAACCATCAACTCCGCCGGCGGCTGCGACTTCGAGCCAAAGGTCCAGTGTGCCAAGCAGAAGGGGGAGATCGTCGGCAAGGAGGCTGCATTCCTCACGGACTGCTGGGTGTTTGGCCGACTACACAAGTCGCTGTCGGCTGCGCACTGGCGGGCACTGGTCGCGAAGTACTCCACGCATGACGAGCGCAAGCATGGGGCAATTCTCGAGCTGATCAAGACAGCACAGTCGCCAGCGCCGCAACGCTTCCGTGAGTGCGCAGTGCTGACCTGGGCAATCCCGCAAGTGGCTGGGGCAGAAGGCAAGCGCTCCGCCGCGGTCCTGCCTGCTGCGTGGTACGACATCATCAATTGGGACAACGACGGCAAGCCGGAATCAACCCGGTACCGGTGGCGGTCGTCGATCCGCAAGACGCTGGATGACCAGGTGAACGAGGCGCTTTCCGCCGCTCAGGAACTGCTGGATGCAGAGGGCTTGATCGAAAGTTGCGCGGCGTAGCAAATAGCCATTGCATTGAGTGAGAAAGTGAGAGATTATTTAGCCATCCTGTCGATCTTGCGCATTAGGGATTGACACGCAAAGCCCTGCTGCATAGCGGGGCTTTTTTGTGCTCGGGTGTTAAGTTATGGCAATGTGATACTTCCAAGTCGCAAGGAAGAATTTACATGTCTAGATTTGAGCAGTTGAGAGGTCTTTACAAAGAGCAAGATGATGCAGTCAGCGAGTACTGGGGTGAGCTCAGGCGGACTGTATCGCTGATCAAGCAGGGATTCGGGAATTACCTCGAGTTACCTGAGCGTGAGTACGAAGGCGATGATGGGGGAATGGTCTCTTACGTGAAAATCGCAAGATTTGAAAACGGTGAGTTCATCGAATCAGGCCTTCACGAATTGCGCAGTGAGAACTCGGCCTTGAAGTTTGCCCTCGGCCTTGCGATTGATCTTTCGCACCGCACCTATCCAAAAAGCACGCTGTATACAAATCTGAATATCAAAAAAGAACCTGGCGGTTATCAAATTGCCTCGGACGACACTGATATCTCAATCAGCATTGCAGGTGAGATTGGAGCCGCTGATTTCACGCCTCTTTACGAGGCAGTATTTCAGTTGCTCAAAGGGCATTTTCAACGCCGCCCATAAAGTAATGTTTTCATGAGCCCCGCCATTGTGCGGGGCTTTTTCGTTTTCGGCTCCACCACACCCATCGCTCTGAGCTGGGAGTGCTGCTGGAGTCGGACCTATCACGCTCCCCGCAAGGGAGGACATCGGATGAAGCTCATGCCCGAAAAGAACCCGGACACGTGGGCCGCTATCTGGGTGGCCCTGAGCAATCCACTTTGGCAGGGCGCAATTATGGCGATCCTCATCTCCCTCTTGCGCGTGCTCTATGACGCCAAAGAAACCAGCAAGCGCCGAATCATCTTCGAAGCGCTGATCTGCGGAGGCCTGAGCCTGTCGGCCAGTAGCGTTATCGCCTGGATGGAGTGGCCATCGAACCTTTCGGTCGCGGCCGGTGGTGCTATTGGCTTTCTTGGCGTCACAGCCATTCGTGAGCTGGTGACCCGCTTCCTGGGTCGCAAGGTGGATTCGCTATGAAGGCCTTTGCCGCTGCAGCAATCATCGCGCTCGTTGCCTGCCTGTTGCTGGGCATCCAGCACTACCAGGTCATCGCGCTCGAAGGGCAGGTGACGATCGAGGCCAAGGGCAAGCAGGACGCCATCGCGGCCAACACCGAGAGCCAGGCCACCATCACCACGCTACGGGCCGAAGCCCAGCGAAACGCTGACTACCTGAAAGACCTGAACAAACGAATCAAGGCCAGCGAAGACAAAGCCAAAAAGGCGAGGAAAGACTTTGAAGATCTCAAGCGCAACAGCAAGCCTGTTCGTGATTGGGCTGCTCAGCCTCTGCCTGACGGCCTGCGCGGGAAAGCCGGCAGTGGTAACAAAGACCCAGGCAGTAAGAATTGAAGCGCCTGAGCTGATCCCGTGTGAGCGGGTGGCCGCCGACGAAGCCGACCTTCGCCTAAACGGTGATGTTTGGGCCTTGAAGGATCGAGCCATTGAACTGCTCGACACGTGTGCCGACCAGGTGGACGCCCAGATCAAGCGCAGTCAGAGCAAGTAGTTCGCGACACGTTTCGCGATTCGGCAAATTGTGTCGCGGCATTGGAGTCAGCATGAACAAAGTAACCCGCCTGCATCACGCACTGCCGCTGAGCCCTGCCATCAACCAGGCCATCACTGATCTGGATAGCACCATCGCCAAAGCGATTGACGCTGCCAAGGCTGCGGGCCTCCCTCAAGGGTTGGTCGTGTCTCTCTTGCACGGGCACGCCCAGGTGCAGACCAATATCATGGTGAGCTGAACACCCGATCTTTACGATTCTTCGTAATCGCGATAAAGCTTTGCCAGTGCTTGGGCATACTCCTCATCGCTCAGTTTGACCTTGAGCGCGACCATCGTTTCCTGAGCATTGGCTACGGCAGTCGCATCGCTTTTATTCTTTCTTGCTGCCCACTCCCTGGCCGCCTGCACTACCAATCCCTCAGTGATGCGCTCGATCATTTCCAGTTCCTCTATGGCTTGGTCTGATGCCTAACCATAGACCATCGATCCCCAATGAGTTAGTGGACTGAGGAGGCGTT